CATGCGTCAGCAAGAGCTTGGCTAATAGGTGCTACATCACCTACACAGGGTGCTACTCGGGTATAGCGATTGAGTTCTGGAAATGAATCACTAATAGTGCTTAAATCAATGCCGGCATGCATGGCTGCAATGCAATAGGTTGGATGCACATGAACAACAACTCTAACATCGTTTGAGTGTTGTCCCATTTCTTTTTGCAAGCCAAAGTGCAGGGGAAGTTCGCCACTGGGCTTGAGGTTGGCACTGATGTCGGTATAGTATTCTTCTTGCCAGGATTTGGTTAGGAAAGGTGGAATAGCACTGATGCTGTCAATCAATTGAATCTTTTTAAACTGATCTGGCTGTAGTGTTTGCTTGCGCACACCCGATGGTGTGATATAAAAGTGATCACGGTCGTGATGACGAATAGAGATATTGCCATCTCTACTGGTTATCCAATTGCGTTTGTACGCATCTACCAATATATCACAACAAGTTTCTAACATGTTAATTGTTCCAGTGTCTTATTGTGTTGGCTATAATAAACCCACAAGTCACAACATGTATTATAACCCAAAAGGTCTTGAAGAACAAGGCCAATCGAGCTTCTCTCAAGGTTAAAATGGGCACATCAGGACGGTCATCGTCTGTGTGCCCCATTAGGTGGCCTGTGGCTCGCGCCCAGACTTTTTCTATGCTGTTCAAAGTTTGCAACTTTCACAATCTTCTTCAAGATCAAAATCAATCTCAAGCATGGGCGCAGGTGCATCTTCTTTGATCATTTTACTGCCGGCCTTGTTGATAAGGCTGTAGTAGAATGTCTTGAGTCCCCAATGATGTGCTTGCATTAGGTTGCGAGCAATCAGTGTGGTAGGCACCTTGCGATCAGGCCAGTGCGCTGGATTGTAGAATGTGTTGGTAGAGATTGACTGGTCAATATACGCTGCCAACACACACGCGGTTTTCAAATAGCCAATGCAGTCTTTTTGTGCCCACATCAGTTGATATCGATTTTTTAAACGGTGATACTCAGGTACCACTTGTGTGAGTGATCCGGCTTTGGATTCTTTAACTGAGATCAGGCTCATGGGCATTTCAATGCCATTGGTTGAGTTGATCACAACTGAACTGGACTCCACAGGAGCCACTGCCATCAGTGTGGCATTGCGCACACCATGTTCTTTCATGAGTGCTCGTAGTGGTTCCCAGTCTAGTTCCGGTGCAAAATTTACAAGTTCGTTAACCCCAACAGCTCTTCGTTCCCAAGGAAATACACCTTTACCATACCAGGTACGGTGAGAATCTTTGCAAGGACCACGCTCCTTGGCCAGCTCAACAGTGGCTTCGGTCAAGTAGTAGGCTTGGTGTTCCATCCACGTCTTGACTTCAGCCAAGGCGTCTGATTCTCCGTATTGGAGGCTGCGCTTGGCGTGCCAATAGGCAAGGTTGGTGATTCCAATGCCCAGGGGTTGGATCTCGTCATTTGAGAGTTTAGACTGGATGGAGAGAAAATCTTGATAGTCAAGAATGTTGCACAGGCTACGCTGCAATATACGGCAAGCACGGCGCATGTCTTCTGGATTGCGGAACGCACCCCAATTGATTGAGCCCAAGGTGCATAGTGCAATACGACCATCGCTGTCATCCAGACGTTTAAAGGGTTTAGTAGGAAGAAGAATTTCACAGCAAAGATTACTCTGGTAAATGGTGTGGTACTCAGGATCAAACGGTCCTTGGTTCATCACGTTGTCAATAAACACTAGATAGATACGACCAGTGTCTGTTCGTTCCTTAAGTATACCTGATTTGAACACTTCTTCAGCAGACATAACTTTCTTCCGGAGGTCAGATCTAGCTTCATATTTGACATACAGATCTTCAAAAAGTGCAGTGTTGGAGTAGAATGCCTCGTAAAGTTCCGGTACTTGGTTAGGGTCAAAAAACGTGATGTTTTGTTTGAGTTTAAATCTACGCCAGAAAAAAGCAGAAAGCACCACCCCATAGTCCATGTGTCGGACACGGGTTTCTTCGGTTCCTTGATTGTTCTTGAGCACAATAAGATCATCGAATTGAAGATGCCAGATGGGATAAAAAACAGTGGCACTTGCATTTCGGATACCTCCTTGTGAACATGACCGTAAATCACCAAACCATTTCTTTAAGAATGGTATCATGCCAGTGTGCATAATTTCGCCACCACGGATGGGCGATCCTAATGGACGCAGTCGTCCAATCTCCAAACCAATGCCAGCACGTTTGCTGGCATACTTGGCCATCATCTCACCAGAAGCGAATATACTATCAAGATCGTCGTCACTCCTGATAAGCACACAACTACTAAACTGTTTAGTAGGAGTGCCGAGCCCTGCAAGCACAGGTGTAGCAAGAGTAAACAAACCATCACTGGCGGCTTGATAATATTCTTTGATATAACGCATTCTAGCTGAGTTAGGCTCTTCTTTGTGAAACACTGTAGCCGCGGCCACCATGTATCTAACTTGGGGAGTTTCATATGTTTTTCCTGTTGAACGATTTTTTACAAGATACTTTTCAATCAACTGCTCGATGGCAGCGTAGGAATATTGTTCGTCTTTGGCATGATCAATCATGCCTTGCATGCGGTTCCAGTCGTCCTCTGAGTACCATTCCAACAGTTCAGGAGTGTACAGGCCTGTGGCCACATTTGTTTTCACAATGTCATACAAGTGGGGAGGATCGTATGAACCGTATACGTCTTTGCGTAGCATGGATAGTCGTTGTTTGCCTGCCACATGCTGATAGTTGGTGTGCCCAACATCGGGATTTTGCTCTACGTCGATAAGATCCACAATGGCTCGTAAGGTGATGCCATCAATTTCTTTGGTGGTAATTCCATCGTAAAAATGTAGCTGTGTGCGTATCTCTATCATGCTCTGACTTACATCTGCTATGCCCGAGCATACCTTGGCAATTTGGGTTTGCCACTTTTCCAATGCTAATGGCTCGCGCTGTCCGCTGCGCTTGACAACTATAATATTTTTCATTTTCGCTACTTTATTTGTGTTTTTATTTGTTCTTGACTGAGTTGGTGCCGAGGATTAAACGGCGTTAGATTGATATTTAACAATTGATCTCTGTCCCAATTCAGTATATATTTCTTTTGTTCCACTAGGACTAAATTGTCGCTACCCGTGTCTATTAATTCAGCATCTTGTATGTCTGGTCGATCCAGCAGAGCTATAGTATACAACATTCCCAGCCCTCTTGCAAGTCCACAGAACAAATTGTCGTCTAATAATTGCCAAGGATTGGGCCATGTGAGTTGATCATCCCAATGCAAATGGTAAGCACGCCATGGTGTATCAAACCACCAGGCATTTATGGCATTTAAACATTGGTCCGCAGGTACGGTGGCGACTGTTACACGTAATTGATTCCAACTGGCCAATCTGGCATCAAAGGTGCGGGCCCACATTAGGCTAGGTAGGTAATTGAATAGGTTAAAATACCGTTGTTGCCGGTGCTGGTTGTGACGTATTTCCACGACACAACACTGGTGCTTTCTGTTACAGAGAATGTCACACCCGGAGAAGAATTTTGTACTCCAGTGTCACTACCTTGAAGATTGGTACCTGACGCATCTGTTCCAGCCACAATAGTATAAACGCCAGTTCTAACAGCGGTGCCACGAACTATGGTGTAGTTGATTTGTACTGCTTTTACTATATTGGCATTAAATGTGAGTATTTGTGCGGCCACAGCCACATTGTCTACCAACGTGAAATTAACTCCTGATTCGCGTTTGTATGTGCCTTGTTGCAGACGATATCCATTTTCCATGGCAATACTGGCAGTATTGTTTAAATCAATTCTAGGATAAAGAGTACCTGCTTGTGCTGTGGTTCTTTCAAACATATCACCCAAGCAAACATTGTTATCAGTGTCAATGTCAATAATTGAACTGGCAGGTAAGGCAGAACCATTAAAGTGATTGCCTACGTCATAGAACACGTTGTTGGTTGTGGTGTTCAAGCTCACACCGTCAATCACAATGCCTTGTACATAAATGTTATCAAACACATTGCTGATCAATCTCACGCCAGTTGGGCCACCGTTGACTGGAGTGGCTCCACCTAGATACACTCCTTGATACAATGTGTCAAACTTGCAATTGGAGATTGTAACACCTTCAATTTGTTGATCAGTGTTGGTGCCATATGTAAACCCACTAAAACTGCAATTGTCAAAGTTCACATGGTTAGTGACCAATGAGGTTGTGCTGGACCAACGCACTGCTGCAATATCATCAGCTGCTGAATCTAATTCACTTGTGGTCAATGCACCTTGTATGCTGACATTGGTCAATGCACAGTCATGAGCATATTCCATTAACATGCCATCCATGATTTGATTGGTAATCATACTCATGTTAGAAATCAAAATATTTTGTGGCTCGTAAGGGCTCACAATGTTAACGCCAGTTTGTTGACCATTACTGCTGGCTGTTTGCATTATGTAACCCGGCAACCCGCTGGCCGCTCCAGTGGTTATGTTGCCCCAATAGTATTGGCCGCCGACGGTACTGGTCAACGCAGTTCCGACAGGCACTGCAAAGTTTGATCTGTAATACAAACCGCCGGACTTTACTAGAACGCCAGCGGCATAGGCCACTGTGTTAGTCCATGCAGTCACAAAGAAATTCAAAATGCTGCTTTCTGGACCTTCACCATAAAGCATGGCATAAGGCGGCACCAAGATAGTGTTGGTAATTAGATAATTGCCAGCAGGAAAAAACAAACTTCTGCGAATTTGTGGGTTTGCTTGCACACAATACAATTGATTGAGAGCACGATTTATAGCTGCGGTGTCGTCAGTAAGACCATTTCCTGTAGCACCAAAATCAGTTACCACACAATAACTGTCTAGTCTGCTTTGTAAACTTTGACTGACAGGCGAACCTGCTGTGACTCCAGTTTGTGCAGTGTAGCCAGTGGCTGCAAAGCCAGAATAAGTGTAGGCAGTTTGAGTGGCAAGAATATCTGAGTATTCTGTTAGAATTTCTACATTGTTGCGTTCATCTGGAGAACCTTCAGCTAGTGTGCCAGGACCGATATACAATTGGCGTGTGTCTACTGCCCAGCCAAGTTCAGCAGGAGCTAGTGGTTGCGGAAGATCTTCTTCGAGACCTTTGCGGTTGGTTATTCTTGAGATTTGTACAATTGCCACAGTGTGATTCCTTGAGGTATCACATATTTAGCATGTAGAACTGTTCAACCTTTTTCCACCACATGGTACGGTACTTTTCAAATTCTGCGCCTTCTAGCACAAATTCCTGATATTTGGGCTCGCCCACAATGTTGTGATGCTCATCCAGGTCGGGTTTTACACACATCAAAACTACGCCTTTTCGGATTCGTGTGCCATGTATTTCGTTATGCGCTTCTGCGTATGCACACAACTGAACAAAGTAATCGTCAATCCATTCGCGTTTTTTGGGCTTGTTGGTTTGCTTGTAATCCAGGATAGATTCTTCATTTAGATGGATACCTGCACCGTCTGTTGTGCCTGCATACACACCCGGAAAGTACAAGGGCACTTCAATTCCCCAAAATTCACTTACATTTTTTAGCCCTTTGTTGACCACTTCTTCTGCCATGATATGACTGGGCCATGAGAATGGATTTGAACCACGGGCAGGTATAGCACCTTCTCGAATGTACTTTTCAAGATAGGTGTGCATTCTGGTGCCACGATTGGCAGCTTCAGTGGTTATCTGTTGTGCTCGTTCTGCGCCTACTGCACGCCGCCAGTTGTGCAAGGCAGCTTTGCTTTCTTCACTTTTTGTTCGGTCCAGGATAGTAGTGACACTGGGCAACTTGTTGCCATCTGGAGTGGCGTAGAATCTTTTACCGTCTATTGTGACCCTGGGTATGGGAGTGTAATCAAATTTTGGATTGTACAAGTTAAACTCTAAAACTTTCTCCGCAACCGCAGCGGTCACGTTCATTGGGATTGCGAAACTCAAAGCCTTCGTTAAGGCCTTGGCGCACATAGTCTACAGTAATGCCTTTAAGGTACACATCATTTTTCTTATCAACTAGTACTACAAAGTCCTGTTGAGCATAGTTAATGTCAGATTCTGAAGGCATGTATTCTTGTACGTATTCTAACACATACGCTAGGCCAGAACAACCTGTAGTTTTTACCCCAAGTCGAATGCCAGCATAGTCTTTGGCTTGCAGTAGTCGTTTTACTTTGGTGTACGCACGATCAGTTAGAGAGATCATGCTTCTTTCTGTAGTCTTCTACAGCGGCTTTGATGGCGTCTTCAGCAAGGATTGAACAATGGATTTTGACTGGTGGCAACGCGAGTTCTTGAGCAATCTCTGAATTTTTAAGAGCTGCCGCTTGGTCAAGCGTCCGGCCTTTAACCCACTCGGTAACGAGAGAACTGGAGGCAATCGCACTGCCGCATCCGTATGTTTTGAATCTTGCGTCTGTGATGATACCATCTTGCACCTTGATTTGAAGTTTCATTACATCTCCACAGGCAGGTGCGCCAACCATGCCAGTACCAATATCAGTATCACTCTTATCAAAAGAGCCGACATTCCTGGGGTTCTCATAATGATCAATAACCTGCTGACTGTAAGCCATATAATTTTGTTTCCTGTATCCAACCTATCATGCAGTCTGGCCCATACTTCTGTTTAAACTTGTTTATGGCCTCAAACTGATTTTGTGCTGCCACTGTGGCAACATACTGTTTTAATACACCAATGTTGTCAGTGTATTTGACGTAGGCTTTCCAATGTTTCATTGGCAAGTTCTTGTTCTAGTGACCGTGCCATCTGCATATTGGGTTTCAGTCCAGGGTGTGCAGACAGAACGCAGGGGCTGTTGCACAACCACTACGGGTGGTGGAACATATCCGTAATTGTAAACAGGCTCGTTGTGGTTGCGTGTCAACGCATAACCAATTACCCCACCAACAATCACTGGTGCTATCCAGTTTCCGCCACCGTGTCTGTGATGGTGGTGATGTTGTGCTTGAGCTGACACAGCCAAAGTTAATAATGCGAGAGCAATGAGTTTTTTCATACGGGCCTCCTACAGCATAGTATACTATATTTAACGCCTTGTGTCAACAATTAGTTGACTACATTACATTGGCCGTTTCATGGCCGATTTGGCCATCTTGTTTACCACTTGTTGACTTTGTTGCACTGACAGCTTTTCTGGACCAATATCAGCGCCTTTGAATGTGACCATTCCGGAATTTGGATCTAACGGCTCTAGCACACCACTTAGGGGAGGTTGACTTACAACGTCGCCAAGATTTTGACTGGTGATAGCAATACCTAGGCTTTGAGCAGCTGATATAAAAGCAGCTTGACTGATCTGTTTTTGAGCATTGGTATCCTCTGCTCGGCCTGCAAGGAAGTTAACCAACCCTACCAATTTGTTAGGGTCGGCTCCGGCATTTGTGGACTCAACTTCGTCAATCCGCATTATCTCTTAGCGCGGCCAAGTGCGGCAGGGGAAACTGCGGCAGGGTCTTCAGGAGGAGGTGCAATTTCGCCACCAGCCATGTTAGCAGCAGCGTCTAGATCATCCATACCGGCAGCGGCCATATCACCAGCAGGTGATGGTGCACCACCCATGGCAGCCATACCAGCGTCAGGTGGAGGGGTTGCGCCAGTTACCACGCCAAGTGCTTGATCCAGTTGTTGTTTGGCACCTTGTAAATTTTGTACCAGGCCAGTAAGTGCGGCGGTAGCATCTGCATTAAATTGCGAGGCTTGATCAATACCCACTTGATTCTTGATTGAATCAACCAAGGCAGGCAATTCTTTAAATTGCATTTCGCTGGCATCTTCCAACATTGATTGCATCTTGTCAACCATGTCTTGTGCAGCCAACACCACTTGGGCTTGTTGCACTTCTGATTCTTTTAACATTTTGTAAGTACGGCGCAGGCGGCTTTCAGCAGCCATCATGGCAGCACCAGCAACCATCTTTTGTTCGTCCGGTGTAAGAGTCTGACCTTTTGTGCTTTTATCTAATGCGGCTTTTAGCTTTGGATCTTTTACTGTGGAAGTGGCTTGTGATAAATTTGGAGCAGCAGGTGCGCCTGGAGCTGCTGGCGCAGCAGGTGCCATGTCTTCTTTTACTCTAGCAGTCAATGCCTGTTCCATCATCAACAGCTTGAGATAAGCTGGATTGCGTTCGCTTTGATGGAACGAAGGTTGACGACGAGTTTCGCCTAGTACGCCACGCACACGGCTCAACATCTGTTGAGCTTGCTTGCCAGTAATTTGGTCAAACTTCATGCGTGAGCCAAAATAGCTTTCGAATACACGGGCTATTTGTTTAGTTGGCTTGATTGCCGCTAGTTCTTGCAGTTTCATTTTGGAATCCCCTAAGTTGTATATATTTAGCCGAATTTAAACATTTTTCAAGTTCCTGATCCACCAAGGCATGTTGCTGAACCTTGGGTTGTAACTTGGTCAATACCACTTCACTAAATCTGTTGTCTCGGCTGCGATCAGCCATTTGTCGTCTACAGTATATGTCTGCTGACAGTGTTTGTTTTTTGGTATCTAAAGTTTTGATACTTTGTGCCAGTCTAAGTTGATTGTGTTTGTCAGCCACACACCAACTGATTGCTGTGCGTTTGTTGCTGAATATGCCTATTAAATTATCGCCTGGTGTGTATACTTCAAACAACTGATCTGCAGGACGCAAATGATACCGACCAAATGCCACATATCCACCCGACTCATCATTCACAATCATTGTGTGTATATTGCGACGAACTTCACGCTCGGCCCAGCGTTCTAATTTTTGTTCTCGAGTCATAGTTTGATCAAATGTGCTGCTGCCCAGCCTAGGGCACCCACAAGGGTAGCAATTATGCCCACTCCCCAACTGAGTAATCTATCGTTGTTTTTGGTAGTGGTGGCTTGCAACATGCCACGCAGTTCGGCAATTACTCCAAAAAGAGTAGTAATCTTTTCGTCCATTGATTCCAGTTTAACTTCTAGCAGGCGATACCGCTCAGCACACAATTCCACATGTGCTTCAAGACTTTTCTTTTCAATATCAGTTGTATCGGCCATTATTTCTCCCGGTCATTTATTTATGGTTTCGAACCACAAGTTTTGATTGGGTCCAGCAATGATTAAACTGGGCTCTAACTGGCCTGTTTCGTTTAGATTGGTTATCATTGGTATACCAGCACATTCATTTAGAAGCCCAGTCAAGTTATCAATTTCGGCTGTGGTTGAATACACCCCAGCAGCTTCTACTTCAAATTCGAACACCCATTGATTGTCACGCACTTTAGGTAACTGCACAACATCAGGTTGTGCTCGCAAGCTGATCATTTGTTGCAGGGTTTCCCAGTTGCGTTGTTGGTTCCTGGCACGATTCCAGTCTTCAATATTGCGTATAACTTGCCCCACACGATCTTCAAAGGGTATTTGACTTGATCTGAAATGCCCAGTAATACCAGTGGGGCTGCAATCAAACAGTGTTCGGCCTTGTATCTTCATTCTGTGAGTATTTAACGCCAAACAAAAACCCCGGAGTTTTTAGTTCCGGGGTTGTGTTTTTGCACTTTACCTAAAATTAGGTCGATAGTTTGAAACCAACGCTGGTGCAGCTATCCAACTGATACCCTGTGTAGGTAATGTTGGCAGCAGTCAAGAAAGAGGCAGCAGAAGTGTTTGTGCTGGCGTTAGCAAAAGCTCCTGTTGGATATGTAGCAAAGCTGAGGACGGTGCCGTCAACTTGATAGATTGCTACGGTAGCTGTTTGTTGAATAGCGTTGATAACGTTAGCAACATACTCTTGTACGCCTTGTTGGCTAACAACAGTAGTGTTAGCAACACAGCGGAAGAAGTCCAGTTTAGGACCAGCTGGGTTTACAGGGGTAGCAGCGGTGCTAGCACTGGGGGCAACTGGGCCGTTTTGAACGTCTAGTGCGAATACTGGTTGAGCATCGCCATTTACGGGTGCGAAATATGCCATGATAAAAATCCTTTAAAGTTAATGGTCTCGGTGGACCTGCTTTTATTTAGTCTTTTGGCAAAAATTACGCCTGTTGAGGATTGTATCCAAGTTACGCAAGATGTCTAGCTTCAAGTCATGAAGCAGGATAAACAAGGTAAATGCAGCAGCCAAGCCTTCTGTGTTTGATGCAGGACTTTTTAGATATTCCACAATGTTGGCAAATTTTCTTGGAGTTATTTTTGGATTGGATTGTAGCCAATCACCAAATCCTGCCAGTAGATTATCAAAGTTACCGTTGGGTTGTTTGATTCTAAAATTGATGTAGTCCACACACAGTTTGGCCAAGTCTGTGATCTGCATGGCTCGTAGTTCAGCAGGATTAAACAAGGTATCAATGGCAGCGCCTTTGCTGTTGCGAATTTGTTTGATTTGCTTGATCAGTGCGGCCTGTCCTTTGGATTGTGCAGGATCTTGAGGTGTGATGCCTTTGCCATAAATGGGCCCACTCAAGAACAATCCAGGTACTTGGTTAAACGAAACTCTACTGAGTGGTTGCTTGGGCTCGCCTTGATCAGCATACATGGTGTGCATGGCAATGCCTGTAGTGCTGTTGCGAATTTGTTGACCTAGGGCGCTCTTGGCAGGTATACGATATTCTAATGTGTTGGGCTTGAACACAAGATTACCGGCCTGTTCTTCCCAGGGATGTTGTGGATCGTACAACAAATCACCTTGAACATAGCCACGGAAGTTTGTGGGTGTGGCTGTTTCCAGTTGTGGCCAAAGATCAGCATACAATTGAACTAATT